CTACTGAAAAATTGATAGAATTTCAAAAACAATTAATAACTGAGAAAATAATAGCTGATTCAACTATTTTAAGATGGATTAAAGAACTAAAAGCTATAGCTGGAGCTACAGCAACTGGTGAACAGAGAAAGCGTGAACCTTTTTGTATACGAATATCAGGAGCACCTGGTGTTGGTAAATCAACTTATTGGGGAGCTATGGTTAGTGGTTTATTTAAAGGAATAGATATTGATAAGATCGTCAATTATTATACGTATTCTAGACAACCAGGTATGGATTATTGGGATGGTTATAATCCTAAACAACATAAAATAATTTTATATGATGATTTTGGACAAGCCGCTGATGATGCTGAATATCTAGAGTTTATAGAACTTGTGTCGAAAGCAGCTTTTCTACCTAATTTTGCTGATATTGATCCTAATAATGTTATGACTGGTTGTAAAGGTACTCAAGGAGATCCAAAAATAGTTGTTTTATTAACAAATTGTGCTTCAATTAATTCATCAGTAGCCATTAAAGCAGCTGGAGCAGTAGAGCGTAGACCGCATATAAATATTGATTTGGTAAAATGTGATTTTGGTAGAGTGGATATATGGAATTCAATGCAAGCTAATATTGATGGAAGGAGAACAGATGTTAGAATGCCACAAGAGAGAGCAGTTAGAGTTGAAGGTTTGCGTGGTATTCAGAAAGCTATAGTTGATGCTTATATCCAATATCTTAAAGCAAATGTTATAATAGAAAATGTTATGAGTACTTTAGCATATGATGGTAACGATGGAATTGATATCTTAAATAATAGCTTTGATAAATTAGTTGAAGAAAAGACACATATGCGTTCAAAACCACAACTCACCGAAATTAGTACTAAAGAAGTAGAACAGGAGAGTGAGTTAGAGTATGAATCAGGTTCTGAAGGTTCAACAGAAGGTACTTGTGAAGCTGGTCCAGGTGTTGGTGAACTCTTGTTTAATTCTTTAATATTGATTGGTGCATTTAAGATTGGGCAGAATGTTGTTTATCCAGCAGCTGCTGGTATGACACGATTTACAATAAGAGTTTGGAATGCAACAGTTGGTAGGATATGGACGTTTTTTCAATGTGATCAATTTCCAACAGCAAAAGTAATTCCAACATTATTAACATGTACATTTGCTGGAGTAATGATTTTAGGTCTAATGTATGCGGGAAGTGTATTATCATCATTAATAACAGGTTATTTTGGTGAGGCTGAGTCAGGAACAACAGTGACTAAAGGAGTGACAGCGCCAAAAATAATAAGTAGAGCACAGCATGCTAGATTGGAAGGAGAGTCTGATGCTGATAGAATTGGAAGAATCATTCGTAAAAACCAAGTTAATGTTAAATCATCGAAATGGACATTATCAGGATTGTTTGTTAAAGGAAGATTATTATTAATTAATAGACATTTTTTCACTGATCCAACGAAATGTGGAGCTCGTTATTTTGATAAATTAGTTGAAAAAGATTTACGTTCACAATATATGGACGATGGTTCAGTTTTTACTATTCAGTGGATGGATGGTAATAAAACTGATCAAGTATTTAAGAGAGAAAATGTCTATGAATTATATAATGATGGAGATGATATGTCTGATTTGGTTATTTATGAATGTGATACACGTATTCCATTACATCGGAATATTACAACTCATTTTTTATTTGATGATGAACATTTAGATTGCAAATTAATTAGATTTATGGGAGTTTCGAATATTGGAGCGTCAGCAATAGAGAGGAGTGCACAGATTAATGATCCTATGTTACGTTTTAAATTTGCCATTGGAAATCAAAAATGGTTAATTGCTAAATGTTTTTCATATAATGTACCAACTACCTTTGGTGATTGTGGTTCAGTTATTTTATTGGAACAAAATCAACCAAAGATAATTGGTATTCATATAGGATCATATAACATGGGTGGACATCAATCAGGAACAGCAACTAGAGTTACGCAAACAATATTAAATAGTGTTTTTGCTAAAATTGGGTCAGCGTTTGAAGGTGATTATGAATCAAGAACTATAATCTCGAAACCATTGGAATTTGATTTAGTTGAGAGTAGAGATGAGCGTTTGAAAGATGGTTTGTTTGATATAGGTTTCTTGAAAGGAGTAAAATCATACCCAGTAGGTAAAACCACTATTAAGAAAAGTC